ACCGCGCGCTAATTTCCGCTGTTTTTGCTGAGTTGTCAAAATGACTACTCAGCTGTTGGCTGCCGGCCGTTTTGCATCGGCTATTATCAAACTGACAAAGGGGAGAAAAATCATGCCATCCAGGCCCGGCAATCCACGAAAACCGCACGCATTAAAGCTGGCCGACGGCGACTACATCAAAGACCCGCAGCGTCGGCCGAAGAATCCGTCAACGCCGAAAGTGTCCGCGCCGAGATGCCCGACATACATCAAGGGTGAGGGGCGTCGGGAATGGAAACGGATCTGTAAGGAACTCGCAGAACTCAGGGTATTGTCACTGGCCGAGCGGTCCAGCCTGGAGCAGTACTGCGATGCATACGCAAAATGGCGGGACGCCATTAAGCAGTTGGCGGAAAATGGGGCGTACTGCTTCACGGAAAAGGGTGTCGTGGAGCACCCGGCGGGCAAAGCGCACCGGGCATACGCCGCGCTCTGTACGAAGATCCTGTGCGAGTTCGGTCTGACGCCGTGCTCCCGCACGCGTTTGGTAATCACGGAGGGGACGGACCAGGATAATGTCGCAGCAAAGTACCTCGGATAGATGGGTGTTCGACGCCGCGGAAGCAAAACGCGCGGTGGAGTTCTTCCCCGATATGCTGACCCACGTCAAAGGCCGGGCAGGTGCGTTCCACCTCCAGCCCTGGCAGGCGGATATCGTCAGCAATCTATTCGGCTGGAAAGACAAAGACACCGGCCTGCGCCGCTACCGCTACGTGTATTGTGAAGTCCCGCGGAAGAACGGGAAGACCACACTGGCTGCCGGCGTTCTACTTTACATGCTACTGGTGGACAAAGAGATTGGCGCAGAGGTGTACTCAGCGGCGACGACTCGCGAACAGGCCGGGCTGGTGTACGAGATCGCGGCAAAAATGGTGACGGCGAATCCGCACATGAAGGCTGCCTGCAAGCGGCTCGACAGTAAGAAGCGACTGGTAGCACCGGACGGATTCTTCCAGGCGTGCTCGAGTGAGGCGGGAGCCATCCACGGTACGAATCCGCACTGCGTGATCTTCGACGAACTCCACGAGCAACCGAACCGGGAACTATGGGAAGCGTTTCAGACGGGGTTCGGTTCCCGCGACCAGCCGCTGTTCTTCTCCATCACGACCGCGGGCCACGACCGTTCAACGATCTGCTGGGAGCAACACGAGTATGCCAAAGCGGTGGAACGGAATCCGGAACTGGATGAGCGGTTCCTGCCGGCGTTGTTCTGCGCCGAACCGGAAGACGACTGGACCGATGAAGCGACATGGGAGAAGGCGAACCCCTGTCTGGACGTGTCATTGAAGCGTGATTTTCTCCGCGGCGAATGCTCAAAGGCGATGGAGATATCAGCGCTGGAGAACGGATTCAGAAGGCTGCACCTCAATCAGTGGACGGAGCAGGAGAACCGCGTCATTCAGATGACAAAGTGGGACGAGTGCCAGCAGGAGTTCGATCTGGAAGAATTCAAAGGCCGGTCATGTTACGGAGGTCTGGACCTGTCGTCCACGCGAGACGTGACGGCGTTTACGCTTGTGTTTCCGGAAGACGACGGAGGCGCATCAGTACTTGCGTGGTTTTGGATTCCACAAGATAATGTGGACAAGCGGTCAGGGAACGACAAGCGACTCATCCAGAACTTCGCTGAGCGCGGTGGAGTGGAGATGACGGACGGGAACGAAGTAGACATCAGACAATTATCCGCACGGATCGTAGAGATATGCGATGATTATGACCTGAACTATCTGGGCTATGATCCGTGGAATTCCACCGGCGTCATACAACTTTTGATAGAATACGGGATGCCCGAAAACGTGTTACTGAAGATGCCACAAACATACTCCACGTATAACGAGCCGTTCAAGAAGCTACTGTCCTGGCTGGGCAACGGTAAGTTCAAGCACGACGGGAACGAAGTACTGAGGTGGATGGCGAACAACGTGGCGTGCAAGGAAGACCCGAGCGGAAACATTCGCCCGGACAAAGGGAAGTCAGCAGAGAAGATCGACGGCATCTGTGCGTTGCTGATGGCCATTGGATTGCAGATTCACTATGCGGAATATGCGGGTGCGTACTCAAATCCCGGAAACGGCGTGGTGTTTTTCTAAGGGACATGAGTTATGGAATATGGATGTACTGAAATCGCTGTAGCGGCCACCGCGGTATCGCAGCCCACCGCTTTGACAAGCACGGACGCCGACGGATGGCACGCGACGTTCGGCAGCAACCGTGTGGCGTCGGCGGGAGTGAGAGTCACCCACCGTTCGGTGATGGGATACCCTGCGTTCTACCGTGGCGTGAACCTGATTGCCAACGCCGTGTCAGACCTCCCGCTGGATGTGTTTGAACGTAACGGTGATGACCGAGTCATTGACGACGACCACCCGGCCCAAAAATTGATTAAGCGGATGGCCTCACCCGTCCTGCGTGCGAAGAAATGCCGCAAGACTTTGCAGGCTCACGCCCTGATCTTCGGTAACGGGTTCGCGCACATCGAGCGGAACGCATTGATGGAGCCCATGGAATTGTGGATCCTGGATCCGCAGGGCGTCATTGTCCGATACTTTGAGGGCGGACTATGGTACTGCACGACTATCAACGGCAAGCAGGTGAAGTTCCCTGGCAGAGATATACTTCACATCACCGGGCTGACGCACGACGGCATTGTGGGGTACTCCGCGCTTGATACGATGAAGGATGCTCTGGGCGTTGGGATGGCTGCTCAGGAGTTCGGCGGGAAGTTCTTCGGCTCCGGCAGTAATATGTCGGGCCTGTTGATGATTCCCGGCAACCTGAAGGAAGAAGCCATCAGAAACACCATCGCCGCGTGGAACGAGATGTCGAGCGGTCTGGAGAACTCGCACAAAGTCGCACTAGTTCAGGACGGCGTGAAGTTCCAACAGATGACCGTGGATCCGAATAAGGGACAGTTTAACGAAACGCGGGAATTTGAAATCAGAGCGGTGGTGGCCAACATCCTGGGCGTCCCACCTCACCTGTTGGGCGACTCCACCCGGACTTCGCACAACTCGCTGGAGTCGGAGGAACAATCATTCCTGACTCACAGCCTCAATCCGTGGCTGAATGAGTTTGAAGACGAGTGCGCACTGAAGCTATTGTCAGCGAAAGAGCAGGACGAAAACACCCACTTCGTTGAGTTCAACCGTGAAGCCGCGGTACAGATGTTGTTCACGGAAAAAATCGAGGGGCTGTATCGGCAGGTGGAGATGGGCCAGCTGACGATCAATGAAAGCCGCAAACTGATTAACCTGCCGGGCGTCGGTGAGGACGGTGACAAACGATACCACCCAGCCAACTGGGCGGAAGTCGGAGCCGAACCAGTACCCGTGGCGGCTCCTGCAGCTCCCGTGCCGGCCGCGGACGATGAAGACGACGAAAACAACGAGCCACCGAAGGACGGCAGCACAACAGCCCTGAAGGCCATGATTCAGAGCTCTGTTCAGGCGGCTGTCCGGATGGAACAACGCCGCGTGAAGTCGGCCAGCGAGAAGCCGAACACATTCCTGACCTCGGTCGATTCGTACTATGAGGTCTGGACAAAATCGAACATCACCGGGCTGGTATCGGCCGACGCCGCGAAAGTAAAACAGGAACACGCCGACGAATCGAAACGACAAGTGCTGGACGTGGCCGGGTCATGTGGCCCTGCTACTTTGACCGGCAACATCACGGCACTGGTCGATACGTGGGATGACCGCGTCACGACTCTCACGACGAACTTAATGGAGACAATCCAATGAACCAGATATATATGACGATGCCCACGGCCGAGCTGTTGGCCCATACACGACCGAAGCAGATGGGTGTTCAGTATGCGGTTACCGACGATGCCGTTGACATCTTTCTGTATGGATTGATCGGCGACGAATACACCGGCACGGACTCCCTGACTATCGGTCGTGTCCTGGCAGACAACAAAGGCAAGGCCGTGAACATGCGGGTCAACTCGCCCGGTGGCCTGGCATACGACGGCGTGGCGATGTTTAACGCCATCAAAGGACACGACGGCCACACGACCGGGACGATTGAGGGGATGGCCGGTTCAGCCGCATCGCTGGCGGTCATCGCATGTGATCGCGTGAGGTGTTATCAGGCGGCCGTGTACGAGCCGCACTACTCAATGGTGATGGCGTTCGGTCATCAAGCAGACCTCATGGAAGCCATCGAGGGATTGAAGCGGCTGGACGCCGACCTGGAGCAGACCTATGCGGATGCCTCCGGTCAGGACATCGAGACGGTCAAGGCGCAACTGATGGGCCCGCACGGCGACGGCACGCGGTTCTCCGCGGAAGAAGCACTGGCCGCTGGCTATGTGGATGAGGTGATCAAGCACGGGAAGAAGACGCCGACGGCGACCACAACGCCGACAACGCCCGACGCCGCAATCCAGGGACAATCGGCCGCAATGCTCCGTCATCGGTTTGAGATGACAAAGCTGGAGTTTGACAGGATCGCGGCTGGGCGGTCATAGGATCGCTTCGATTACCTCAGCCGCACGGGACACCCCGTGGATTTTTACGAACACGTCACGAACAACTCTTCCCGTGCCCTCCACCATGCTGTGGTCGCTATATTTCACGCTCCTGACAGTCTCGCCAGTATTGCGGCAGGTCGCCAGTAAAACAGTTTTCCATTCACTAAACCCGTTTTGATCGTCCATGCTTTGGACGGTCAGCTTTAGTGAATGGGTATTGCTCAACATCTCCAGCATTGTTGTTGTAGTGCTCATCGTCTTTTCCAATCGTTAGGAGTTTACAGGCCACAGCGTGTGTTAAACTCTGCATCGGCGGCATCACTCAGCCGTTGCATTGCCGCCTCAAGTTCATCAGCTACCGCATCGGCACCAAACAACTGCTGGGCAAGGCGAAACACAGCCACGGTTCTGGCCTTTGCTTGCGTGTCGCAATTGTAAGCATCGCCCGCACCCAGTCGCTCGACGCCACTGTGAAATACTTTGCGGCCTATGCTGTGCCCTGAATCTTTCGGCCATGCTTCAGCCTGCGCTTCCCATTCGCCCTCACACTTCCATGCGTGCAAGTCGAAGTCATACGTCCTGCGGATTCGTTTAACCATTGCGTGATGTGCTGCGCTCATTGTTCTGCTCCCGTTAGTTTGTGTTGTTCGACTATGAACATAGTATCAGTATCGGTTGATTAAGCAATTCCAAATCAAACAATCTTTCGGGATTTTGAAGAAGTAATTCAGAATGCTTGAAAAGACTAGGAAAAACAAAGCATTTGACAGAATTGCTGTCGGCGGATAAATTGACCCACTACAACACATCGCAAAGTCACTACGGCCAGGTCCGGATACTTCGCACAACGTAACGGCACTGCCAGGTCAGCGTCAGGCGTTCTACTGTTTCACACCAAAACAGTCGGGGCGTTTGACGTATTTTCGTTTGTCCCCGACATCAATCGAGGATAAATGAAATGAGTATCAAAGCAGATCTGGAGCGACTGACCGCCGAACGGGCGGACTTGCTCGCACAGTCGCAGGCTATTTTGACCGCGACGGAAGACGAAACCCTGACGGAAACTCAGGAAACGGCGTGCAAGGATATTGTGGCGAGGGTCAAGGAAATTGACGCCGAGCTGGTGGCCTTGCACGAAAAGGAAAAAGAGCACGCCGACATGCTCGACAGCCTGATGGCGTTGGACACCAATCAGCCCACATCGCTGATTGATCCGGCGCGAGGCAACCATGTGCCGGCTCCGGCTGGCGCTGCTCCGGTTGCGTTCTCCCTGCCGGCCACCGTTCGCCGCACCAACATCACGAACTTCGTGGGTGAGGTCGATGGACGTGGACCGGAAGAACGTGCCTACAGATTCGGCCAGTGGGCGTTGGCGCGAGCCACGCAGTGTTTGCCGTCTCAGTTTGCGTTCGACCGCGCGGTTCAGTTCACGGCCGACAACGGTCTGGATCGACCCGTCATGGTGCACCAGGAAGGTGGCTCAGATACTTCCGGAGCCCATGTGTTTGTACCGGACGAGTTCACGTATGACATCATCAAACTGATCGATTCATACGGCGTGGCTCGGCAGCTGTTGAACACCGAGTTCATGGCGTCCGATACAAAAGTGAAGCCGAAACGCTCCGGTGGTCTGACTGCTTACGCGGTCGGCGAATCGGCCGCTGGTACCGAATCAGATGCCTCCTGGACGGACGTGCGACTGACCGCACGCAAATGGATGGTACTGACTCGAATGTCGAATGAGCTCAGTGAGGATTCGGTCATCAATATGGCCAACGAACTCACGGGTGAAGTCGCCTACGCATACGCAGTCAAGGAAGACGACTGCGTGTTCAACGGCGATGGCTCAAGTGACTACCACGGCATTGAGGGAATCCGCACGCAGCTCGACACGCTGGTAGCCGGAACCGCTCCCGGATTGATTCTGGGTGCGGGTAACGCCTACAGCGAATTGACGCTGGCCAACTTCCACTCAGTTGTTGCTGCGCTCCCGCAGTACGCACGTGGGAACGCTAAGTGGATTGTCAGCTCGACGTTCTTCTACGCCGTAATGCAACCGCTGGCACTCGCTGCCGGTGGAACGCTGCCGGGCGACATCGCCAATGGCGTTGCACCTCGGTTCCTCGGTTATCCGGTATCGTTCTCCGAAACCATGCCGAGCACCGAAGCAAACAGCCAGATCTGCGCCCTGTTCGGGGACATCAATCTGGGCTGTCTGTTTGGTGATCGTCGCCTCCTGAACATCGACTTCTCAACTGAAGCCAGTGTCGGTGGGCAGAGCATGTGGGAAAGGGACCAGATCGGTATTCGAGCCACTGAGCGGTTCGATTTCAACTGCTTTGCGTTCGGTACTGCGTCTGCCGCGGGTCCGATCTGCGGACTGGAAATGGCATCCTCATAATCGGCCGAAACCATGAACCGCCGGGCGGGACTTTCCGCCCGGCACTTCCAACCATATCCATCTGGAGATCATAAAAATGTTAGACCAAAGATCAGATGCCAGCAGCATCGTTATCGCCCCACAGGCGATGACAAATTCTGCGACCGTCACGGCAAACTTTGACACCCTGGGTGCGAGTTACGCCACCGTTCGCGTTGCTCTCGCCAGCGAGATCAATACGAATGCAATCGGCCCCACAATCTCACTGCTGGAAAGTGATGACACCGTTGTCACCAACTTCGCAACAGTGACCGCTGACCGCGCCGATGAGGACATCACCGATGCGGCATCCATCGATTACGGCGTGGACCTCCGCGGCCGGAAACGATACCTGCGGCTGTCGGTCACAACCGAAACGACCACGAATGACAATGTCACCGTGTCGGCCATCGGTACTTTGTCGCGACAGCACGTTGCTGGTGGCGGCGACGTGACGGTGTACGTTTAAGGGATTAACCAGGTGGGCTCCATCAACTATGAACCGATGCGCGAGTGGCTGAGGGGAACAGCCTCAAATACCTACACGCAATTCGGTGAGGACGGGTTGATACAGGCCTGCCTGGATCACATAGGGACGACCAATCGGCAGTGCTTTGAAATAGGCGCTGCTGATGGTCGGTTCTTTTCCAACACCTTACGACTACGCGAAGACGGATGGCGAGCGGTATTGATTGAGTCGAACCGCAACGCATACGACGTGCTACAGCGTGACTTTGGTACTACGTCTGTTTGTATTTACGAGACCTGTACGGACCTGGACGCCACATTAGATACAACGGGGATTCATCATGCTCCTGACCTCGGCATCATCGACATTGACGGGCAGGATTATTGGCTCTGGCATGATCTGCGAAAGGCCCGCCCACGCGTCATGCTGGTTGAAATATTTCCGCCTGACGATGAAAAACCAGAACCGGCACGCGGCGCTGGGCCCGAACACCAGGCCGGACTTAATGCTATCAAAAGACTCGGGATCGAAAAAGACTACACGCTAGTGGCCAGGACTCACTGCAACGCACTTTTCATTGAAGCATCGGAGCTAAAAGAATAATGACGGCAGTCAAACTCAACATCGGATCGGGTGAAACGGAGATCCCCGGATTCACTCCCATCGACCGGATTCACGGACAGGAGGCGTACCCATTAAAGTATGCCGCTGAATCCGTTGATGAGATCCGCGCCAGTCACGTGTTGGAGCACTTCAGCTTCCGTGACGCGGTCACCGCTCTGGAAGATTGGGTGAGAGTATTGAAACCCGGTGGCCGTCTGAGAGTCGCGGTGCCGGACCTGGACAAGTGTATCGGCTGCGACGATGAAAAACGGGTGTTCTACTTGATGGGCGGCCAGACCGATGAGAACGACTTCCACAAGTCGGCATACGACGGCAACAGGCTGCGGAATACATTGGAGCAGGTCGGCCTGGAACACGTCCAGACATGGGAGTCGGATGGGCTCGACACATCGGGGCATCCGGTATCGTTAAACCTGGAAGGCGTGAAACCTACTCCGGTCAGTCGCGACACCGCGAAACTATCCGACGTAAAAATATCGGCGTTCATGACGCTGCCCAGGTATGAAGCAGTCGCCTCACGGTCGATTGCAGAATGCGCGTTGCGAAAGCTGGGCATCGGGCTCGCGACTTCGCAGGGCGTTTTCTGGGGTCAATGTATGCAACGCATGTTCAATGACGCCATTGAGCAAGGCGTGGACTGGATCCTATCGGTTGACTCAGACTCATTGTTCAATACGCAACACGTGTCGGATCTGCTTGATGAGTTCGGCAAGACTCCGCAAGCCGACGCGATGGCTGCACTTCAGTGTCGTCGTGGTAAGCCATTCCCGCTATTGACCATCGGCGGCAGCCAGGAGATGCAACTGAAGACGCTGGACCCGTTCCTGGTTACCACGTCACACTTCGGTCTGACGTTGATTCGTGTTGATGCGTTGAAGACGGTGCCGAAACCGTGGTTTTATGCTCAGCCAAGTGACGACGGAGAATGGGACGGCGACAAGCTGGACGACGATATCTGGTTTTGGCATCAATGGCGACTGGCACACAAAACCATATACACCGCACCGCGGGTATCTATCGGCCACCTGGAAGAAACGGTGGCATGTTTTGATGAGAACCTAAACCCCAAACATGAGTACATACACGAATGGCGCGAAAAACACCTAAAAAACAAAAGGCCGTGAAGTTCCTGAGAGGGTGGCAGGGCAGGTTGGCCGGCAGTATCTCAACGACGCTAACGCCGGGCATCATGTCCACGCTCGTGACGGCGAACATCGCGGAATGGCATCCGATCAATCCTGGGCGAAAGCAGAAAAGTGCTGAACGCAACATACAAAACAACAAGTGAACCAGCGATTGAGCCGTTGACGTTGAATGCGCTGAAGGATCGAATCCGCATCACTACTTGCGACTTCGACACAGAGCTGACGGACTTACTGAAGGCTGCTCGGCGACAAGTAGAACACGACACGAATCGGCGGCTGATTACTCAGACAGTCATATTGTACCTGGATGAGTTCCCGACCGGCGACACGATTGAAATCAGGCAGGCTCCGGTATCGTCCGTCACTTCGGTCCAGTACGTTGATGAGGACGTGGCGACTCAGACGCTCAGCTCGTCGACTTACACCACCGACCTGGATGGCGTGCCTCCGCGCATCATCCTGTTGGAGGATCAGGACTGGGAAACAACTGAGGCAAATTATCCGAAGTCGGTCATCGTGACTTTCGTGGCCGGGTACGGCGCGACAGCCGCCAGCGTACCGATTGAAGCGAAGCTGGCGATTGTGGAATGGGTACGGATGCACTGGGGCGATTGCGACGGCGACTGTAAGAAATACAAAAATCTGATCAACACTTTGGCGTGGTCTTCACATTGGAAAGCAGTATGACCTGTATTGCCAATTACGACAGAAAGGTGGTGATCAAAAGTCTGACTGGCACGAAGGATGCTCACGGACATATTGACAATACCGATCCTGATAACTGGAGTGAATACACAAGCAGCTACGCAAGCGTGAAAAGCCGTGGCGGCCGGGAGTTCTGGAAGACCGATCAGGTGGCGTCAGACGTATCACACGTCTGGCGTTGCCCATATAGTTCGGAGCTGGTAGCTGCGACGACTCGGATGCAACTGGTATGCGAGTCACTGACATACGAGATCCTGAGCGTAGTCGATATTGACCTCGCACACTCAGAGATTGAGATTCAAACAAAACGAGCGGTGTAATGGCGATGGGCGATGGGTTCAGTGTTTATGGCGACAAACAGCTGGACCGAAAGTTGAAGTCACTGAAAGAGAAAACGGCAAAGCGGATAGCGCACGCGGGAGTACGGAAAGGCGTTCAGACCCTCGCAAAGTTTATTAAGAAGGATGTCCCGTCCAGGTTCAAAAATGCCAGGAAGGGTGTCGGGTGGAAGGCGACGAAAGGACGGAAGGCATCAAAGTATCGGCTGAAGAACGTAGCGGCACAAGCGAAGGCTGGCGTGGGCGTCGGAGTAAAAGCGCGACGACGAAAGATACTGAAAGCCGCGGATGTAAAGGCCGGGCCACGAACAGGTAAGGGCATTGGAATTGGCTGGGGCAACTTTCACTGGTGGGTGTTGGGAACAAAAAACAGAACCACGAGAGGCGGGAAGTCTACCGGGTCCACGAAGGAACAGATGCCAGGGTTCGCCGCGAAAGCCGCAGCGAAGTCTAAGTCAGCGGTGAAGACGGCAATGGCAAAAGAAGTAGCACGGCAACTGGTAAAAGACGTAAAGAACGCAAAGTGAAAAGCGGTTTAGTATCACTACTGGTAAACGAGTCCACGGTGTCGGCTATCGTCGGCACGAAAGTATTTCTGGGCAAAGTGCCACAGAGAACAGAGCTGCCGTACATCATGATCACGCAGATGGATTCAAACGAACTCCAGACGCTGGACGGTACGACAGGGCTGAGATTCGTCACGTTTGATATCGACTGCAAAGCCGACCGGAGCGTGGAGGCGGAAACATTAGGGAACGCGGTCAGGGTATTTCTGGACGACGCCAGCGGAACGGCCGGCAGCCAGACAATCAAAGCCGTGTTGATGAACAGCGAAAGCACGGAGTATGAGCCACCAACAGACGGCTCAGACAAAGGGGTTCACGTGGTACTTCTCGACGTGACAATTCAGTACGTTCCGGCATAAAGGAAAACAGTTATGTCACAAATGGTAGGAAAAGGCACGGTCATCAAAATGGCCCTGACCACAACATTGGTAGAAGTCGCGCAAGTTCTGGATGGTAGTCTCAGTGGTGCCGAGTCGGAAACATACGACTCTACTACACTGGACGGAGGCGTGGGGAAGACTTACGCGGCCACTGGTTATGCGGAGGGCGGCACGTTCGACATGACTCTGTTTTACGATGCCAGCCTCGCAGGCCACCAGACCATCACGGACAATATCACAGCGCCCGCGGATTCGTACTGGGGTATCACCTGGACGGGCAACACAACCGAAGCCACGTTCACTGGTGCCGGCGTTGGGTTCGGCGCGGACATCGCAATGGACGATGGTGTCAAGGCAAACGTGTCCGTTAAGCTCACCGGGCTATTTGACTACAGCACATAAATGAGGCAAAACCAATGAAGTGCAAGTATCTTCACGACGTTACCGAACCGAACGCAAAGCACTGGGATAAGCCAGGCTGTGTGCTTCGCGAGGATGGCGTGCACGTCTGGCCTGCGGGCACGATTGAAGAACACCCGAATGCGTACAAACTCGTGCGCAACGGGAACGCAGAGCCCGCAGACGACGAATGCCGGCTGAAGGCTGCTATGTCTTCACGGGAAATGGCTCAGGCCCAGCGGCACAACGGTGCTGTGCGGGCTGGGATCCAGCCGGAAGACTATCAGCGATTCTTCGATGGCGAAATCACCGGCTATGATGCCAACGGTGACGACATACCTGGCCCGAATTTTACACCTCCAGAGGACGACGACGACGATGACGACGATTGACCGCAGTACACTCCTGACGCCGCTCGCGATTAAGAAAGAGCAGGTGGCGTTGCCCGAATTTGGCGAGGACGTATCAGTCTGGGTTCACGGCATGACTGCCCGTGAGAAGACCCAGCACGACGGCCACGTCATGAATTCAAAGTGGGATGGCATCAACAAAACGCGGGTAAAAGTCCAGAAGGAACGGATGGTCATTTTTTGTTGTCGCGACGACGACGGCACACGCATCCTCTCATACGACGATGTGGATGCGTTGGGCAACTGGCCAGCCGATTTGCTCAATCGTGTTTTTGACGTTGCGAACCAGCTAAGTGGTGGGGCAACCGACACAGAGGCGATGGCAAAAAACTCGGAAGAAACCGGAGCAGACTGACAGCGTTCCGGCTCGCTGAGTTCGTGGAACATACCGTTGACGTGGACGGCATGCTGGACCGTATGTCACCGGAACTATTCGATGAGTGGTGCGCAAAAGATGAGGTGGAGCCCATTGGCTATTCATCTCGAATGCTCGGTCTGATTGCGTTTCAGCTGGCGGCTTATATGGCTGGCGAAAAAGCAAAAGACGTGGACGGAGAAGACTTCATGCCGTGGACGAAATATCAAACCGAAGCAGTGCCGGCACCAGCGAATAGTGGCGACTTCATCAATGCGTTCCGTTCAGCACTGGGGCAAGCATAATGGCCAGTCTCGGTTCACTTGTTGTCAATCTCGGTGCGAATACATCGAACTTCACGAAGGGGATGACTGACGCGCAAAAGCAGCTGACGAAGTTCTCCGCGGGCGTTGTTGCAGCCGGTGTCGCGGTCGGTGCTTTGGCAGCGAAAAAGTTCATTGAGTTTGACGACGCGATGCGGGCCACCTCCGCGGTCACCGGAGCGGCCGGGCAGCGGTTGGATATAATGACCGCGAAAGCAAAAGAGCTAGGTGCGACAACTTCGTTCACTGCGGTAGAAGTCGCTGGCCTAATGACCGAACTCGGCCGTGCCGGTTTTGACCCGGAATCCATCAACGCGATGACTGATTCTGTTCTCAGCCTGGCGAGGGCATCAGGCACGGAGGCGTCACAAGCCGCGGCGATTCTCAGTACTACCGTGCGGCAGTTTGGCCTGGATGCCTCCGACGCCGCACATGTGGCCGACGTGTTGACCCACGCGGCAAACTCCACACTGAATACGGTCGGCGATTTAGGTGAGGCGATGAAATTTGCGGCACCCGCGGCCACCGCGCTCGGCATCTCGCTGGAGGAAACGACGGCAGCCGTGGCGATGCTCGGAAACATTGGTGTGCAGGGTACGATGGCAGGCACGGCGTTCCGGCGTCTGGCTGCCCTCACCGCCAGTGAATCGAAAAAGATGGAGGAAGCATTCGGCTTCGCATGGCAGACCGGAGCAGGCGAGATGCGGCCGCTGTTGGATAACCTGGAAGACCTCGGAAAATCACTTAACAGAATGTCTGGCCCGGACAGGATGGGCAAACTGAAGGACGCATTCGGCCTATTGGGCATCACGGGTGCGGTAGCATTGGGCACTTCGGCCGGCAGTGCAAAAGAACTGGAAGGCGAACTCAGTGAGCTAGTGAATACGGCGAAGGAAGCCGCAGAGATGATGGATGCCGGACTCGGTGGCGCAACTCGGCGTGCGATGTCCGCGTTTGAAGGGCTGATGATTGTAGCTGGCGAGCAACTTGCACCGGTACTGATTGCGGTAGCGGACGTGGCGGCAGGTGTCCTGCGGGTTATGGGCGACTTCTCATCGGTGCTCGTCCCGCTGGCTGTTGGTATTGTGGCCGTGAATGTCGCTGCACTGGCGTATATCGCGATCACGAAAATATGGATTCCTGCGCAGATAAAAATCCTGGCGTTGATGGGGCCGAAAGGCTGGGCGATGTTGGCCGGTGCCGGCGTTGCGATTGCCGGTATGACATATGCGTTGTCGGATAACGGCGAACAGGCCAGAGCTACCGCAGCGGCGACGGAGAAAAACCGCGAAGCGGAAAACAAACTGAAGACCGCTGTCGACGCGGGTGCGAAATCACAGGCACTTTCCACGGCCGCGCAGGAGGCGAGAGTCAGAGGTGCGAAGGAACTGAAGTCTGCGCTCCAGGCGTTGGAATCACCGACCGCTACTATCGCACGGGAGATGGAAGAATTTCAGCGAGTTATGCGGGACAGCGGGAAAGACCAGACCATAGATATGGCTCCGCTACTTCAGGCGATGAAGAAAAGTAAATCAGGCTTCACTGATATGCTGACCTCCACGAACAACGAACTGAAGATACTGAAGGGAACCGCCACGGAAACGAGCCTGGAACTGGAAGCGATGGCGAAAGCAGGTGTAGACGATAAGTCCATCAAGCATCTGCAGTCGGTATTGGCCGAACGCGACAAGCTACAAAAAGGGAAAGACGCCACCGAAGCGGCGACAAAGGAAGCGGAGAAGAACGCAAAACTGCTGGTGGCGAAGAAGAAGGAAATGACCGCGCAGGCTGAGGCGATTATTGCCAGCGTGGCGAGCCCGGCCGACAAAGTAAAGAACGAAGTGGAACGGCTGAAGAAACTAATCGCAGCGGGCGAGCTGGACAAATCCATCGCCGAAAAATACATGGTGAAGTTCCAGCAGGATGCGTTGGGTGGCGTTGAGAAAAAACAGATCGCACCGTCACAGCAGCGGGGTTCGACCGAAGCCATCACGACTATCCTGACGGCGATGCAAGGCCGGAAGAAATCGGAAGAAGTACAGGCCACCGAAACCACAAACGAGATCCTGCGTGGAATGGCGGCCGTTAATGCGCGGCAGGAGGAACGAAAAGAAAAACGAACAGTTCAGGGAGCGGTGGCGTGACAGTTACGTTCGGAGGACCAAAACCTGGCAGCCTATCCGCGAAGAATTCGCGAGGGGTTCGCACGTATGGCGTCACATACAAGCTACACGCGACTGAGGGCGAAACCGCAGCAGTGGTGGGCAACAACGCCAGCCTGCCTTCCATCGGATCGATCCACGCCGAAGACGGGCTGGCGTACTGCGATGACGTTGACGTGAAACAAGTGGCCGGGAAAAACGCGTGGGAAGCATCAGTCAGTTGGACGACTCAGAACTCCGTGGACGGGGATGCGGGACTGAAGGAAGATCCGGAACAGGACCGCCCATTGATTACGTGGAACGGGTCGGTTCAGAACATCTCCATTTACAAAGACCGGGACGGTGAAGGGATTCTCAACTCAGCGGGTGACCCGTTGATGGATGTAAAAGACACAAACCTGCTCGGCGTTACTATCAGCAGCAACGTCACCGGCGTGCCGTCTTACATCCTCAGCTACCGGGACAGCATCAATGACGCGGCCATTAACGTCGGTGGGCTAGCGATTGCTGCGGGAGTCGCGCGGATAGTATTCCCTGGCGGCTTTATCTCACCGGCACAGACTCGTGGGAATTACACATACTACACGTTCAGCTATGAGTTAATTTTTGACGAGCAGGAAAGCCATACAGGGCAGCTACTCGATCAGGGTTACAACGAACGATTTACTGACGTGAATACAGCGAACGGATTACGACCGATAGTGCTGGAAAACAAAACGCTGGCGACAGAACCGCAGCTACTTGACGGCAGCGGAAAACGACTGGAAGACCCGACGCCGGAAACAGCCAGCTATGTGACCGTGAATAAGTATTTCCAGAAAGACTTCAGCGTGTTGCCAGGCGTGACCGCTCAATAAAAGGACCGAAATAATGGCCGATGAAATTACAGTCAAACCATACCTGAAGTTACTGAAAGGTAACCACTCAGAAATAATTGCACCGACGGCATACACCGTGACGCAGGCCGGGATCGGTTCATGGAAGTCCGTGCAAAATATTGGGACCAGCGAGGAAAGTATCACCTCATTTGGCGACGTCACTACCGAAGGCTGGTGCTACATCCGAAACCTCGATACCACCAATTATGTTTCCTGGGGTCCGGCTACGACCGTGTACGTCGGGCGATTGGAAGCTGGTGAGACAGCATGCTTTCGGATGGAACCGTCTGCGGACCTGTTTCTGAAAGCGGATACCGCTGCCTGCGAAGTTGAAGTGTTTGTAGCAGAGGACTGACAGTGGCTGATGACGACATTGTTGACATCACACAGGGCTACGCCAAGCAGATCACGGCTGGTATTTACCACGACCGTGCGAGGATTGCACGCGAGCATCCCACGGGTACGCCTCCGCGACACAACCGCGCATCAAAGCACGTCGGGTTCCTAACGTCCGCGCTAGCGGTATCCACCGACCCGCGTCTGGCGTGGGAATTCCAGCCGACCGCTACGATGAACATCTATCAGAATGATGCGACCGGAGCACTGGCGGATACCAGCGAGGAACTGGTCATCCATAGCCGACGTGACGCCGCGTTCGTGGCCGACACCTATGTTGAAGTGGAATACAAAGCTGGCGTCTGGCAGTTGATCGACGCCAACTGCGGAGCCACAACGCTATGACCATGCTGCTGAACCGCTGTTGCCATTGCGGCTGCACGCCTGTCAACTTCAAGCAGTTCGACTTCAGTGACGGCACTCTCAACTGGGAGGCGTTGCTGTACTCGCCAATGCTCGCGACGAACGGCGACGTGTACTCCATCGCCTACGGTGCGGAGTTTCTGGCGGTTGACTACTCGTCATCATTCACGGGCACAGCGAAGTCGATCACGCTACCGACTCGGCTGGTGGCATTCGACAACGAATGGACGCGGGAGTACAGCATCGCGCAACGCGATTCAGCGGGCACGGTGCGCGGCGATTCCGGACTATTCAATACCGTGACGATGGGGCTGGTTGCCGACAAACCATTAAGTCAGACAACGGTGCAACTCACGAACGGTATGGATGTAGCAGGACGTAGAGTCAACGACGATGGGCATCTATCGTTCGGCGGAGGTGTTCCGAAGCTCAACATCGTGATCACGAACCCGACGACAACGGAAACTGAAATCACGTATTACCTGCACTTTATCAAGTGCGACAAAGGCGACATGACGCTGACGATGGATTCGCACGGTACGCCCGACGCGAATTCAGATTGCGACTTCGATATTTACGACTCGGCGGCAACCGTCAAGACTGCGATAGAAACGGCATTCGGAACGAACGTCACGACGGTGACAGTCACGGGTGATTCGGTCGGAACAACTGGACTGAAAGTTGTGATTGACTGGGATGATAACCAGCACTACATGAAGACCTATGAGATCGCATCCAGCACGCGGCTCGGTTGCGTTTACACCCGCAGCTTACAGGACGCGGAGCTGAAGCACTATTACAACAACACGCTGTACTCGTCATCGTATTTAGGAACGGGAGTCTGGCAGGATAACGGAGCACTGTTCCGGCTCGCCGCCGACGTACTGGACGCCACGAACAAAACCGTGGAGAGCTTGAGTGTCGCCGCGACTCCGACACCCGCTGCCATGACGTTGACGTGGACGAACAACCCGCTGAGTGGAAAGCAGCCCATCAATCCCGAAGAACCAGACCCGATGCAATTCATCGAGTTTGCGGCAGGTGGTGGGATTGTGGCGGTGTCGTTCCCTCGCACTGCGGCGTTCTCTGATCCGGGCGTTCGGCGGATGTCGGTAATCAGCTGGGACGACGACGGCACGAACCGGGAAGAATACCACAACACAGGCAACCACTGGACCGGCGACTTACCATATGGCCTCTGTATGGAAGACGGCAGTGATGACCTGTCGTGCTTCGCGGTCGAATGGCGTGACGATCTAATTGTGACCGCTTACGGCGACCCTGCGTATGCCACAGAAACCTACGGTGCGAGCGCGGGTGATCCGTGTAAGCGATGGGCGAGCGGTTCAGGCAGTACGCTGTCTGACGAAATATGTACGGGTGATTTTATGTCGCGTCACCACTCTGGATTCGACAACACGTCCTGCGCGTTTTGTGATATCCATGAAGCGAGAATTGACGACACGCCCGGAGGTACGGGACCAAACTATCTGGACGTGGGAACGGCAGGAACGAATCAACTGATCGGAAAACATGCCTCCGAGCCAGGGGCTAGCGGTATTTACGACAGCTTCCTGAATGAAATTTACTGGTATATTTTTACATATCACGCGTTGAGCTACCCGAATGCTTTGTCTGACGAGTACACGCAGTGGCGGTTGCGTTGGGTATCGGGTTCTGATGTTGAGCAGATGATCTGGATGCAGGAGACCGAGACGCTGGCGGGACTCAACGCTGAACTGCTGTCGGTGTTCGGCGTGGACGCCAATGGAGGGCAGAACGTAGTGGCAACAGTCGCCACGGATGCTAGCCCGATCAGCGTGCCGATTTACAAACGCGGGCTATCAATCGAGTGCCACGGAGCCACCGACGCATCCGCGTCAGATGAGGCCGACCTGGAAACCCCGCCCATATTTACAATACCCGGCACAGACGGTACAACTGGTTATGCGAACATGCCAGAACTCTATATCGACATCGAGCATTACACGTTCAACCCGGCGAAAGAAAACACATTCGGAGCAATCAACTGGGCAACGGGCACAACCACCTGGTCACGGAACTTCAACGCCTCCGGCGTCGGGGTTCAGGTCGCCGACTGTATGCTCCACGACGGAAATTTGCACGTGCTGTCGCGATACAGCGGGTGCGGTGAATCATAGTTACGGCTGACGGTTACTGGGCTCGTGGCGGAAGACGCGGGCGCAAAAGCAGACGACTGACCGCACCAACATCAGCCGTCTGTATCACATCCCAAAGGGTATCGCATCTGGCGGGAGAAACCGGACATGGAATCTGAAACAATGAACTCAGAAGTCATTGCAAAACTACTGGAGTCGGGCGTCATCGCTGCTATGCTAGCGGTGCTGCTCAGGTGGCTAACGACCAGGATCGAAAAACTGCTGTTTAAACTCATCAAGCAGCAGGCGATTCATTCGCTCATCCTGATTGGATTGTCAAAGCAGTGCCTGACGCACGACTTAACGGTGACGGGATTGAACCCCAGCACCGGCGACGATACCGTGGACCGGGAATCGAAGGCGTTGGCGAAGTACAGCGAACTGCTAGTCATCTACAAAGACATCGAAAAACAAATCACCGAAGCATAAAGGCACGTTGACATGTTCCGTTTTTTCCGTCGTCTATTTTGTGGTCGCACACCCGAGTCGGAAACGCCGCAGCAGCTATTCGACCGGACAAACGCCACACTGATGCAGGAAGCCACAATGCAGGAAGCGGCCGACAGGCTGGCGGTACTATTGCACCGCCAGCGTCCGTCGTCCCGGAGTCCTCACGTGAATGATGCCATCCACGGCACTCATTAATTACGCCACCGCCTGAATCCCGTGGACCGTCGCACAATGTCTTCGATTGATTCCGCGACCGATCCATCACGTGACCGCAGATAGGCCAGCACCGTCGGCGTGAGGCGCATACTAGTGGTCTGTTTTAACTCTCCGCGCATTGTTTTGCGGCCGGCACCCTTTCGGGCTCCGCCATGTTTTGTTTCTGAGCTCATTACTCGCCTTTCCTAAGATAGTGAAGCCACTCCGCAACTTGATACCAGGACCACAGCACCGCCGCGATACTCGCGACGGTGCCGAAAACATAAACAAACGTCAGCGTTTTCATCGCTCTGCCCTTTTCACTGTCACTGAAAAACACCCCGGCCGACACTCGACCGGGCTCACTCTGCTCGCTTATTCCTCACCCCGGCAGACCGGACCGATCCCGGTTGCAATTGATTCCGGTTGCGTCAGTTCGTAACTAGGCATCGTCTCAGCTCCTTTCAGCAACCCATTCGACGTTCCGCAGCACACTCCGCTGCGAACTCAGCATCAGCTTTCATCTCTGCGTCATACGCGGCCAACAGCCCCGC